TAGCCCCCTACCTTAAGATGTGCAGAAGTATTATGTGGCCAATGCTCTTAGATGCCATCCCTAAACATATGAGGGAAACCAATAAGCAAGAGCTTACCATCAAGCTTAAAGGCTACAACTCAACAATAACCCTAGCAGGCGCTGACAACGCTGACAGCCTTCGAGGTATATCAATATCCTTTCTAGTCTGTGATGAAATTCAAGACATACCAATAGATGTTATTGACATGGTTCTACGCCCAGCTATGGGCGATAGGATGGCCGACGGCATCTTCATAGGTACACCTAAAGGCCGTGGAGAAAACACAGCATATAAACTCTACATGAGGGGCAAGACAGAACCAGATTGGGAGTCTTGGCACTTCACCACAGCAGAGGGCGGTAACGTACCTAAAGAAGAGATAGAAGCTGCCAGAAGGGTAATGAGCCCTAAGCAGTTTGAACAGGAATACATGGCAGGTTTTGTCACAATGATGGGCAGAGTCTACTACGGCTTTGATATGGATGAAAATGTCTCTGAGGAAGCCATAGACGGTGGTGGAACTATTCACATAGGCTTAGATTTTAACGTAAGTAAGATGTGTGCAGTTGCTTGTTCTATTGTAGGAACTAAGGTACATGTCTTTGACGAGTTCGTACTAGCTGACTCTAATACTAGAGAGATGTGCCAGACTATTAAAGAGCGTTACCCTGACAGAGAGGTTATAATATACCCAGACTCATCAGGTGCATCCAGAAAAACATCGGCTGATAGTGGCAAGACAGATCATACCATAATTCAGGATGAGTTCAAGTTTAACCTTTATGCCAAGCCTAAGAATCCCCCTGTAGCTGATAGGATTAATAACCTTAACTCCATGCTTAAGACTGCAGAAGGAGAAAGAAGGCTTCTAGTGCATCCCAGTTGTAAGGAAGTTATAAAGTGTTTGGATGGTCAGGTATATAAACAAGGTACTAACATTCCAGATAAAGACGGTGGACTAGATCACTCAAATGATGCCCTAGGCTACTTTATAAACTATAAATTTGATCTGGTTAAGAGGGAAGTTCAGATGCTCCAACTTGACTACAGTTATTAATACGGAGAACTAAATGTCACTTATTTTAAGAAGGTCTGATATCTACCATAGTGATTACAGTAAGAATGTTGGCATTTGGAGGCTTGTTTCTGATGTTATTGATGGTAAAGATGCCATTGATGGTAGGGGTGAAGAATATCTACCTAAGCCCTCAGGAAGGACTGACGCTGAATACCTAGCATATCAAACTAGGGCAGTGTTATACAATGCTACATCCAAGACTCTAGATGGGTTGTTGGGAGGCCTTTTTAGAAAGGATGTTAAAACTGTCTTACCTGAAAAGCTGGAATATCTTATAGATAATACTGATGGTGAAGACAACGGTATAAACCAGTTTACCAAGAAGGTAGCAAAAAACGTTCTATCTAAAGGTCGCCAAGGGTTGCTTGTAGACTTTCCACAGGCAGAGAACATTAAAACTTTGGCAGACGAAAGGGCTGCTAACCTACAGGCCAGAATACAGACCTATACACCAGAGTCCATAGTAAATTGGAAAGTGGTTAGAAGGGGTAGTATCTTAATATACACCCACATCCTCCTAGAAGAGGATTCTATGCGTTTTGATGGACATGTTTTTAAGTATGACACATTTAAACGTTATAGGCTGCTAGAACTTGACTCTCAAGGCTTCTATGTAATTAAGATCTTAGAAGAGACTGAAGATCCAGAGGACAGCACTAAGGTTGTCTACAGGCAAGTAGAGGAAATAGCTCCTAGACTTCCTAACGGCGAAAGGTTAGATAGAATACCCTTCTTTATGGTTGGCAGCATTGATAATGGCCATGAGCCTAATAAAGCTCCACTATACGATCTAGCTCAACTGAACTTAGCGCACTACAGAAATTCAGCAGACTTTGAAGAGGCACTGTACCTAATAGGTCAGCCTACTAGCTATATCACAGGACTTAATAAAGACTTCATAGAAGAGAACGCTGGTAACATTAGGTTTGGTTCTAGGATAACTTGGTTACTTCCTGAAGGTGCTACAGCTGGATTAATAGAATCTCAATCTGAAAAACAATTACTTCAGAAGGCTATGGAGCACAAAGAGTCAGAGATGTTAGGGCTAGGTGCTAGGCTTATGCAGGATAACTCCTCTAGGGGTAGTGAGTCTGGACAATCTGTTATGTTAAGACGTGCTGGTGAGTCTAGTCAGTTGTCTTGTATAGCAGATAATATTAACAAGGCTATGACTGAAGCTTTAAAGCTTTGTGCAGATTGGATGGGTGTTCCCTCAGAAAACATCAAGTTTAGTATTAATAAGGATTTCTTCTCTGATAGGCTATCTCACAATGACATCAATGCTCTTGTAGCAGCTTGGCAAGGTGGTGCTATTAGTCACTCAGTTGTATTAGACAACTTTAGGAAAGGTGAGATTATAGATCCTACCATAGAGGATGAAGACATCCTAAGGGATTTGGAAGAGGAAGAGCCACCATTACTATTAAGTGGAGATATTACAAATGCTAACACTGGATCAGACGATCAACCACCAAGTACAGCTGGAGAGGTACAAGAAGGGGGTTAGCAAAAAGATAGCCAGCAGTATAGTAGAATTAGCTAATAAAGTTAACGCTATATTAGCTACCCTTGATGGTACTAAGGCTTCTACTAGAAAAGCTCTAGTGGAAGTCAACAAACTCATAGACACAACATTTGATAGCATAGAGCTAGACCTTCTGGAAGAATTTAGAGATTGGCTACTAAGTGAGCTTAGCTGGATAGCTAAGGGTGAAGAGGTAGAAATCACAGAAGAGGAGTCTAATGCTTTACTAGCTGTGTTGCTAGCAAGCCTTGTTAGAGGAAATAGCTTAGGCCAGTGGCTTGGGGGTATTAGAAACAACACAAAAGGGCAAGTTAGAACACACCTATTAAATGGGCTAAATGACAAGCTGTCACTAAACCAGATACTAAGAAGTATTAGAGGTACTGCCTCTAAGAGATTTAAAGATGGTATATGGAATAGGACAGTTAACCATCTAGATTCCATAATTAATACAGCTATTCAAACATACTCAAACAATGCTAAGGCAGAGGTTTGGAAAGGGGCAGAAATAAAAAAGTACATATGGCTATCAGTTCTTGATAGTAGGACAAGCCATATTTGTCGTGGCAGAAGTAATAACATATACCCAGTTGGAGACGGACCATTACCACCTGCCCACCCTAGATGTAGGTCTAGCGTCATGCTTTATCAAGAAGGCATGGACATACCAGAGTCTTATTCAGAATGGCTTCGTAAACAGCCCAGAGGCGATGTAGAGGACATTTTAGGCAAAGGTAAGGCCAAACTATTCCTAAACAACAAACTAACCCTAGACAAGTTTACAACACAAGCTGGAAGAGAGTTAACACTCAAAGAACTGAAAGCTAAATTAACCTAAACGGTCAGTGACCACCCTATATAAATTTATACTCCAGAGGAGAAATTAAATGAACTTAGAAGAATTAATGCAGAATCCAGAAGTTAAACAACAGCTAGATGCCATGCTAGAAGAGAAAGCAACGGCTAAGGTACAAGAGGCTACAGCTGGTCTGATTAACAAGAGGGATGAACTGCTAGCAGAGAAGAAGGCCAAACAAGCTGAACTAGAAGAGCTTAAGAGTAAGTTTGATCCTGACAAGTATGAACAAGCTTTGTCAGCATTAAAAGAGCAAGAAGAGGCTAAGTTATCTAGTGAAGAGCTTTGGGCTAAACGAGAACAGGAGCTTTTAAACAGTTTTAAAACTAGAGAGACTGAGTTAATGAAGAACTCAGAAATTACTCTAGAACAATTAAAGTCTGAGCTTGAGGCTAAAGACAACTCACTCAAGAAAACTCTTATTGATGGTGAGCTTAATAAAGCCATTGCTGGTTTAAATGGTGTGCCAGAACTGTTGGTGCCAGTATTAAGAGATAAACTTAGAGTGGTAGAAGAAAACGGAGAATATGTAGCTAGAGTGTTTGATGGTGATGTCGCCCGAATTGGTGGCTCAGATGGTTCAGCCATGACTATTGAACAACTAGTAGCAGAGACAAAAGCTAATCCAATTTTTGGTGGAGCTTTTAGATCTTCTGGTGCCACTGGTGGTGGTTCAGAAGGATCAAATAGTAGCGGTACTGGTGGGCTTGCTACGAAACGCTCAGAGATGTCTGTTAAAGAGAAATCTGAGTATATCGCAGAAAAGGGCTATGATGCCTATATGCAATTAGACTATTAAAATTTAATTTATTTATATAAGGTGATTTAAAAATGGCAAACCGTACTCGTGAAAACTTCGTCATCATAGATGATCAGTTCTATGGTGGTATGACAGAAGTTCTACAACAAGAATCAAACGCTTTCAACACTGCTTCAGGCAACACTATCCAAATCGCAGACGCTTCTAGCTTGGGTGACTTCAAAACTGAGTCTTTCTTCAAAGCTTTGGCTTCTGGTTCTATGGCTCGCAGACGTGACATTACCACTAATGGTGCTGGTACTATTAACAGCATGACTCAAGACGAACACGTAAGTGTTAAAGTAAACCGTTACAACATTACTGACATCAAGCTTGACCAACTTAAGAAGCAAGGTAAATCTTCTGACGAATTCTCTTTCATCTTAGGTCAGCAGTTTGCTACAGCTTTAATGCTTGACTACTTGAACAACGGTATTGCAGCTGCTTCTGTTGCTGTAGGCCAAGACAACGAGCAGGACAACGATAGTGCTACTATCACTACAGCAGGCTTGGTTCAAGCTATTTCTGTATTGGGTGATAAAGGTGATCGTGTTAAAGCTTTCGTTATGCACTCTAAGGCTTACTACGATTTAGTACAACAGCAAATCGCTGCTAACATTTACGATATCTCTAGCGTAAACATTAAAGAAGGTACTCCTGTAACTCTAGGTCGTCCAGTAATCGTTACTGACTCTCCTTCTCTAATCTCTGCTGGTACTGGTCCGGGCGCTGTAGATGAATACTACACTATGGCTCTTGTTGAAGGTGCTATCAAGATTGAAGAATCTGAAGAGCGTGACGTTGTTTCTGAGATCGTAACTGGTAACGAAAACTTAGTATTGCGTCTACAAAATGAGTGGGCATTCAACTTGGGCATTAAAGGCTACAAGTATGACATTACTAACGGTGGCGTTAACCCAACTGATGCAGCTATTGCTACTGCAACTAACTGGGATAAGACGGCTTCTGATGACAAAGACCTATTAGGTGTTCGTCTAGTAACTCAGTAAGTCTTATTTTTAAGGGGGCACTAGCCCCCTTAGTAATTAATAATTATTAGGAGGAAGGTTATGAAAAAGGACGGCAAAAGAGTATTGGTATACCTCAAGGCAGGTAGCCCATCAATCCAAGAAGAAGTTTTTCTAGATAATTTAGGTAAGCCATACACTTGTAGAAACAGTCAATTTTTCAGAGATATTGAAGGCTTTGATGAAGTCTATAATCTAGCTAATTGCCCTAAAATAGTAGAGGCTTATGGGGACAAAATTGTTCCTGTAGACGTTAAGCCTAAGGCTAAAGAAGCTCCTAAGAAAGTAGAAACAGCTAATACAGAAGTAGTGACAGAAGAAGTTAAGGCAGAGGCTCCTAAGCGTAAGCCTAGGGCATCTACCACTAGAGGGGAGAACAAATAATGGGTAACTTAGATGAAACCTTATTTGAATATGAATCCAATGGACTAGAGAGTCCTGCTCTTAGTGCTTTTGACTTAGATGCAGCTAAAGATGATGCAACAGATTTAACACAAGGTACTAGAGCTGTTTACACTGGGGCTGGAGGCACAATAGTTGTTAATATGGTAGGCACAGGCACTAGTATTACTTTTAGTGACTTGCCCTCTGGCATAATTTTACCTATTAGGATTAGTAGGCTGCTATCTACAGGCACTACAGCTACAGGACTTGTTGGCCTATACTAATATAGGAGTTTAGAATGCAAATCTCAATAAGTTTTAGTTTGGTTAGCCCACAGTATGTAGGGGGTATTCCTGCTCCTTTTACAGGGGGTTTTCCTTTTACATTTCCTATGACATTAGACTAAAGGAGTTACGATGTGGCACAAAGTACAACCTCTGTAGGAACTAAGTCTACAGGAAATTCATTTACAGCGTCTGAGTTTAATGACGTTAATGATACTATTAATGCTAACTCAACAGATGCAGAAACTAGGTTAGCTACTAACGAAGCTAATATTACAACTAATACTAATGAAATTAGTCAGAACGAAGCTAGGATAACTACCCTAGAGGACGATGCTCTAGTAAATCCTACAGTCTCTGTAATTGACGTTACAGCTGACCCTACAACTCAAACTACTATGCAGGTATATGAAGTTACTGTTGCAGGAAAGGCACATACTAACTTCACAGGCATTGCAGGTAAATACATACGTGAAGGCGCTAAGATATATAAAGACCAGTTAAACAAATGGTTTGAGATCACTACGGCATCCCGTATAGTTGATGGAGATGCTGATCTAATATCAGACGCACCTGTAAGCCCTTTAGCTGATGGTGATATGTATATCCACAGAGGGGCTGAAGGCGCTATAGGTGACGCAGGGTTCTTGAATGTTCAAGGCGCTACTGTGTATGAAGGCGATGTTGTTATTTTTTCTGACGTGGACAACAAATGGGCGCTACTCAGAGGAGAGAACTTCACTGGTGGCGGTGGTGGTGGCCTTTCGGCTCCTACAGCCAATGAAACCTACACGATAGGCAGTGGCCAAGATTATGAAGAGATACAAGATTTTCTAAATGATCATGCTGACAGACCTAAGAATGAGTACACCATTACTGGCACAGTGCAGTTTGGCGATACTATGGACACTAAGGTTGAACAAACTAGTAAGGACTTCACCAATGTTGTTGTAGAGTTTGATACCTTTGGGACTGACTGCACGTTGACTACGCTGCCTTTTGAGTTCTTAAACTGTAAATCCACTCCTACATTTAATGCAGGCACTTTGAATACTACTGCATTAGGATTCGGTGAAGACTTGTTTCACTACATAGGTTGTGAGGGAGCTATAGGTGGAGCTGATTACGACACTACTGGTGGCCAGCCTCCTGAGAAAGTATTTCACTTACAGCAATGTGAAATGCAGATGCTAGCACTCTTTCCAACGTATGATATGGATAGTGATCACTTATTCTATGTGGATGGTGGTAAGCTCTACCTAGATATATTTACTATTGGTGGCAATACCCGCCTTGTGTATTGTGAAGCTGGTGGACAAGTATTGTCTAATAGAGGTGGTGCCTTCAGATTCCAAGGAACTTACACAGGCGTTCCTACAAAGTCTCCCATGGTTGAGTTGGATGGCGGCGCGAGTATTAGTGCAGGAGAGGTTTCTTTTACGGGTAACTATAATGGCACTCTACTAGAATCTGATGACTCTGATTTGAGGAATGTAAGGTTTTCTGGAGATGATGTCTACTTCACTGGTACAGTTAATGACTCCAACATCAAGGGCCTAGACTTAAATGTTACAGGGGCCACCTTTGGCAGCATTACTGCTACTAATAGTTATGTAGATGTTAATATCTCTGATGTAACCTTTGATGGTGGCACAATGACAGCCACTAAGTCTACACTAAGAACTAACAAAGCAAACACTATGAACTATTCACAGGGGTCAGTTTGTTACACTGGAACTTTAGTCACAGCAGATCCAAACAAAAATACTGTCTCTGAAGATGGTATACACATGACACCATAAAACCTAAATGTTAATTATCATTTAGGTTAAGTTCTTAGGTTAAGTTAAGTAGTATTAACAGGAATTAAGCAATGATTGAGTTTAGTTTAATTGAATCGCTACTAGGTGGGGGACTAGGTGTGGCAATACTTGGTTGGATTTACCAAAGCTTTAAAACTTCAGGGGAATCTAGGGAGGCTAGGTTAAAAGCAGCTGAAGACAAGCTGACGGAACTAGTCAACATTGACACTAGAGTAGATGGGAGCATTAAGAGAGTCCATGATAGAATGGATAATATAGAAAACTCCCAAAACAAATTGGAATCTAGGCTTGATAATGACATACAAGATGTCAAGCGTAGTATAGATAAACTAACAGATTTAGTAATTAAAGCTCTCCAAAATAAAGGAGATTGACATGGCAATAACCAAGGGTACAGATAGCTATGCAGATATCGCTGATGCTGATACGTACCATCTAGGCAGACTGCATAATGACGAATGGTTAAATGCTAGTACTGCTACAAAAGAAGCAGCCCTAAAGTGGGCTACCAGAATGCTAGATGCTCTTAGTTGGGAAGGTCAGAAAACGGATAGTAACCAAGCCCTCAAGTGGCCTAGGACTTATGTTTATGATGACAATGGTGATCAACTAGACACAGCAACAATACCTCAATTCTTAATAGATGCAACAAGTGAGTATGCATTTCAACTAATTAAGTCTGATAGGGAGTCTGACAGTGATTCTCAAGGCATTTCAGAGGTTAAGGCTGGTGAGGTAGAGGTTGTCTTTAATAACAGTGACAGGGCCTCTAAGACGCCTTCTAGCGTATACAGATTAATTATTGGCTACCTAGCAACAGGTAGTAGTCTAAATTTTTCAAGGCTAGAGAGGGCATAAGATGGGACTAAAATCGTTAGTGGCTAATGCAGTCAATTCAGGGTTTAATGCTTTGGGGTCTAGCAGTGCTGATGGTCTACAGACAAGCATAACCTATACACAGGTCACCACAGGGGCCTACGACACATCTTTAGGTAAGAGATCAACCACCACCAGTGATACAATCTTAGATGTTATTTTTTATAAAGTCAGAGACAAAGAAGTTGATGGCATTAAAGTCCAAATAAACGATGTTAGAATCATTTTTCCCCAAGATAGACTGGCTTTTGAACCATCTCACAATGACTATGTAACACTAAACAGTCGTAAGATGGAAATTATTCAAGTAAGACAAGATCCAGCTAGTTCTACGTGGGTACTCTTTGTAAGGGGTGTCTAATGGGTAAACTAGAAGAGAAACTAACTAAGGCTATTGAGGATAAGGTCCAGCAAATAGCTGACGCCTTCAGTGATGGTCTAGTAGAAGATGATGATCACCCTGTATTAACAGGTATTACCAGAGGTAACTGGCATCCATCTACCAACAAGCCTTTAAAGAAAGAGCTTAGATATGGGTTCTCTGATGCTGACTGGTTTGATGCTGTCATATCAGGGGATGAACTAGTATCCCTATCAGAAGCTAAACAAACTTCAAGAATTAAAGACTGGAAACTAGGCGACACGCTATTGTGGACTAATAGCCTAGAACATATTGGCGATCTAGAATTTCGTAGGAAGTTCTTTGATCAAATTGTAGACAACGCCAGACAGAAAGCTCAGCGAGCAGCTAGGAGAGGTAAATAATGAGTTTACTAACTATCAAGAAAGACATAGAAGATAGATTTGTTGCAAACTGGACTGGCACAAGCTTAGACAATGTTAGATTTGAGAATGTTCCTTTTGTTCCACCAGACAATGTGAACTGGATTAGTCTTGATATAGTCTTTGCCAACAGTGAAAATGCTGCCATACATTCTAGTTTAGATACTAGGAGAAATGGTTTCATAATCATTGATTGTTATGGACCTCCAGACGAGGGCTCTAGGGGAGTGCTTAGTTTGCTGGATCAGGCCACAAGTATATTTGAAAACCAACAGTTTAACACAATTCAGTGTCTGGCTGGCAGGCCAAGGCACATAGGGATAAACAACACTCAGGGCTCAGATGCTGTCTGGTATATCTATAGAGTTAGTGTCCCGTTTTATAAGTATGTGTAAGACTAAATTATTAGCTGATAAATTATGAGGAATTAAAATGGCTTTTGCAACTACTAACCAAACTGGTTTATACTACGTTGCTGAATCTACTTGGGGTACTACACCAGCTACTCCAACGCTTCAGGAATTACGGTATACCGGCGAAGGTATTAACTACGAGATTGAGAACGTAACTTCTGATGAAATCCGTTCTGATCGAATGACTTCTGACACTGTTCAGGTAGGTCAAACAACTTCTGGCAACCTAGACTTTGAACTAAGCTACGGCTCTTATGATAAATTCATGGAATCTGCTTTGTATCAAACTTTTGTTACTGCAAACAACAATGGTGCAGTAGACGAGATAACAGCTGGTGCCGCTGTATCTAACTTGGAGATTGCATTTAACACTGGTGGTACTATCACATTTGGATCTGCAGTTACTGTTAACTATGTAGCAGGTCAGGTAATCGTTGTATCTAATGCTTCTGACAGCTCTAATGATGGTGTTTACACTATTCAAGACGTTACAGGTCAGGCTGTTACAGTAAGTCCAGCTCCTTCTGCTACAGTGACTGATGAGTCAACTACAATAGTTAAGGGTTCTAAGGACTATATTGCAGCTGATGCCACAGCTGATAACCTTGACATTGCAGCTGATACTGGTGGTACATTTACTTTAGGTTCATCCCATGCCCATAACATTGTTGTAGGTCAGTGGATTGCAACTGGAGGCTTCACAGACTCTAGCCTGAATGGAGTTTATCACAGGGTTACAGCTGTTTCTGGTAACATTATTACAGTTACTCCAGCACCAGCAGCTACTGAAACTAACCAAGGTGGAGGCTGGATTAGCTCTGCTAGGCTTAGAAATGCTGCAACAGCTGCTGACATTGAACAGAAACCATTTACCATGCAGAAGCGTTTTAATGATGCAACTGCAGTAATATACCAGAACCTAACTGGCATGATTGCTGAAGGTATGAGCTTATCTTTTGACACTGGCTCTATTCTAACTGGTTCTTTCAACTTTATCGGTAAAGCATCTACTATTGGCACCACTCAAATTGTTGGAGCCTCTGATAGTGCAGCTACTGTAACAGATGTAATGAATGCTGTCTCTAACTTGCAGAATATTGAGTTTGATGACACTGACACTACAGCTTGCCTAGTATCTATGACTATGGATACTACTGGTAACCTAAGAGCACAAAACTGTATTGGTAGCTTACCAGCTGTTGGTATTGGTACTGGTCGTCTGGAGATCACTGGTTCTATTACCCTGTTCTTCGAAGACACTACTGAGTACAACAAGTTCTTGAACAACACAGAATTTAAACTAAGCTTCCGTGTTCAGGATGGTGATGGTAATGCTTATGTATTTACCTTACCCAAGGTTAAGTATGAAGGTATGACTATGAACTCAGGTGGTTTGGATGGTGAAGTTGAACTATCTGGTACTTACCGAGCATTGCTAGGTACTACTGCTGGTGTTAATTATATGCTAGAAGTAGATAGACTACCTGCTACTGTAGTATAAGCTATCTAGAAGGCCCGTATAGGGCCTTTACAGACGTTTTTAGCCTAGCCCCTTATAATCATTAGGTTATTAGGAAAGGCTCTCATTCCTCCCCTGAGAGGGTCAGAGCTAGGCACCTTAAATATTAAACTATCAGGGGAAATTAAGGGGAAAAGTTATGGCGGGATTAAATGATTTTGCAGTCGATGTAAATGCAGAAGAAAACGGAATTTGGGAATCAGTAGGTGATATGGAATTCCTAATTGCTAGGGCTGGTTCTAGAGAGTGGAAGAAGCTTTTCAAATCTTTGGAGTTAAAGACCTTCGGCAAAGCCTACAGAAACAAAGAGAGAGATCCAGAGAAAGAGCTGGACATCTTGATTAAGTGCTTAGCACATACAGCGGTACTAGACTGGAAGAATGTATCTCTAGATGGTAAAGAGATCAAGTACACTAAAGAAGTGGCTTATGACATTCTATCTGATAAGCGGTTTAAG